TAGATCCGATTGGGACATGCGCTTCTTAAGCCAGCGAGTGACGCCGCATCCGTATTCAGGGTGCACAGCATATTCACCAGGAGCGGTGATTAGGCGCGCTTTAATGGCTTGTTTAAGCGCATCTTGGCCCTGAACAGTGGAGTAGTCTCCTGCAGAGCTAACCTGGAGATCGTCATTGAAGTAGATATCTACGCCAAAAAGATCGATCTCTGTTTCTGCGGCCGTCTGTGTGTCACTAGATGCCATGCTCTTGGACTGTCAATCCAAGAGAGAGAATTTACAACTTACACTAGGTGATAGTACCGTGACCTGTACCTGTCTGTGCCGTAGCTGTTCCAGTAGTAGAGACCGTGACTCCTACTTGAGCATTGGTTACGAGATAGGTAACGATTGCAGACCCCATGGCTTCAAACAAAGTTACACGATTTGCTTTCTGTGCATCTGTCAAAGCATCCGTAGCAGCCTTGATGGCATCTCCGAGAGCAGGTCCATTTAGAGCCATATTATTTACTCGCTTTCACTTTAAGACTGGCATTACCTAGCGCGAAGTGCGTGGCTCCTGTGTAGGGGTCTACTGCGGATCCGTTCAAGATACCTTCTTGTGCTCCTGGCGCCGTACCTAACAAAATATTATCTGAGTACACATGTACTCTAGAAGAACTTAGTACTATGATGTCATCATCGTTAAGCTGGCTAGGCGTGTTTAACTCCACCGATGCCACGATAATAGGCTCATAGTCCAACGAGTCTTTGATCAGGCTGTTAGGATCATACGGGATCAAAACTGCCACTTCTGTGTCCACTTGCGGAATCCTGTACACGCCTTGGCCACCAAAGCCAAGTCTACATGTAACGCGTGTACCACTCGGGATAAGCTCCACATCCACTAAGATCTCTTGAGATCCATTTTCAGTACTGACCTGAAAGTGTGAGTCCTGATTATCAAATTTTCTCACGACTCCCAGGCTCGTGACCATTTCACCTTTGCCTAGCCAGTCTTTAATCTGGCTAGTGTCGGCTCTCTTGCCTCCACGTACTCCTCTTTTACTAACTGTGCTGCGCATTTAGTCTCCGTTAGAAGCCGCGGGGTTAATGAAGTTCATTGCTTCTACATCTAACTTGCACCCTGAGTCTTTATCCCAGGTGATATTTACTTCTTTGATGTAGAAGGGCTGGCGAAAGTAATCAAGTTTGTCGTAGTTCTCTGCAACTAGTGAGGCTACGTCCTGTGCGTAGCCGAGTCCTAGTAGAGTAGACATGCGAACAGCCTTAGTTAGGTTCTTATCTGTCATAGTAGACGTTGTGAATGCATCCCACTCTACTTGACAGGAGTCGCCAGCCTTCATAGTTAGCAAATCGTTCTGATCTAGATCTTTCAGGTGTGGCGTGGAGAATCTAATGATGCCTTCTCCACGTGCGAGTGTGTAATACGTGGCTTTGGCGATCTGCGTAAGAGTCTTTACATCTTTGCAGTCAGGCACCGCGTAGACTTTGAATTCTTCTTTCTTGGTTCCTACTCCTGTGAAGCCGAACAAGACCTTGCTCTTGCCTTTTTTCTGTGTAACACCTGCTTTAGCTGCAGCTGTATCCCCGTCTGCAGGGAACCTGCCTTCGAATGGAATAAACGGGGCGTTTGGATTAGCCGATCGTACTCTAATCTGCGGAGTAGCTTCTTTTGACATCTTACGCTCTACTTCTAGCTTCTCAAGATTGCGCCCATACGCTACGTGAAACTGAGTTGCAGCTAGATCTTGTAGAACGTGTGGAGGAGTGATCCAGACTTCCAGTCCTTTCACAAAAACAATATAGCCGTAGGCTAGGCAGAGCTTGTAGATCACATCCCAATATGTAGAAGATGCCTTAACTGCGATACCTCGCGCTTTGCGGGACTTGCTCTGTGTGGTCTTGATCTTAGTTGTGTTGACTTTATTCTGAATTCCAGCGCTCCCTCCTGTGCTGGTCTTGACGTCGCCTACATCAAATAATTTCACGGTAAGCGTACGTCCGACTAAGTCTTTGTTTGTGGCTTCGTCTACTAGTTGCTGCACTACGTCTTGTAGATCTCCGTTAGGGGCTTTTCCTCCTGTTCCAGACGTCTGCGGATCCCACTGACGATCGATCATAAGGCTTGTGTAGTCTCTACCAGAGAGACTTACTTTTCCGCCGTCATTGTCTTCTGTAAGCGTCGCTTGATCTACGAGACCGATTGCGATCAGGTGTGATGGGTCGTTCCACGTGATATCTGTGGTCTGGTCTTCTACTTGGTAGAGATAGATCTCTACGGCCATAGACCGGATAAGCTCTGGTGAGAATGGAAAGCGTTTGGCATCAAACACTACTTCCCACGTGTCCGCCTCTTTGTAACTGTTCAAGTGCATGCTGGCGCTATACGGAATAATATCTGTAAGGACTGTAGGCGTTTCAGGTCCGCCAAAGCCATCAAAGACGACAGATATATTAATCTTACAGCGCGGATAGTAAGTACTCACTTGCTTATTCCTTATAAATTTGGCACAACCAATAATTCTCCGCCGCTAAGCACAATGGTACTAAGATGGTTCGCGTTAAGAATATCTCTCCAGTGATGGGGGGTGCCATAATAGGTATTTGAGATCTGGTAGAGGCTCTCTCCTTGACGAACGCGATGCAACCTGGCTGGTTTTGGCTGCGCGCGGTAAATAAAGTCTAGACGCGACTGCTCCGCCTGTACCACAAGGTCACGGGTGAAGCTAGCAACGCCTCTGCCCCACGTTTCTAGCTTGAGTGTCTCTGAGATGGAGGACACAGACATGAGCGTGCTAGCGGCAATGGAGCGCGTTGTAGAAAGGATTACAGAACAGGCTGTTTTAACGCTGGCCATAGCTTGGGCGCCACGGTTCAGAGCGTTAGCAGCATCCTGGCCTGGCTTTAGAATCTCGTTATTGACGATGTTTTCAGCGTTGGTTACGTGCGTTTCTACAGTGTCAATAGCGTCATTAAGAGTAGAGAAAATACCATTATTGAGAAGGCTCTGTACGCGCGAGTTAGCTGCAGCTGTAGCAAGCGCTTGTGCCGCATGTAGTGCGTCTAGTGCTGCTCTGGCCTTAAGCACGCTGGTCTTAGGATCCTGAACTACTTTGCGATCAGGGTTGGCATCTACACGTACGGTTTCCCCTTCAAGTCTAAAGTGAGGACTGATCGTAAAAGAGTAGCCTTGCATGTCCTGGCGTTTATAGTTCGTGCTAAAATTCTTGATCAGTCCAAATACGCATACCTGCTCAAACTGGTATTTGATCATGTTTCCGCGCTTGACCATGTCTTGAAAGTCATTACGCGTTTGCTCTGCGAAGCCTTTGCCTGCATAGCGATCATCCCAGACGCCTGTTACGGTGAAAGGAGTATAGTGCCAGCCAAGTACCTGCTCTACAGGCTCTTCGCTGCCTGGCAGATCTTGTCTAGCTGTTCTTAGCTCTACGCCGAACGTCTGAGGGCCTCTAGGAGCAGAGAAGTTCTCTTTAGCGAACCTAAACTCTACGCCAGTAGGCTGCAGACTCGTCGCACCGTATCCACCGGAACCTACTCGCTTCATTTCTGTAATAGTTAGAACACGCAGATTGCCGCGAACTTTGCCTGAGGCTCCTGGAGAATTGCCGAGGCCCGTGCTTAGCGGACTAGTAAGAGAGCTAGTGCTCTTAGGTGGAAAAGGAGAGAGAGCCATTAGAAGCCTCCAGGAATCGTGTGGGAAGATTGTGTCTTGTGCTTAACCGCTTGCTCGGCAACTTTTGCAAGACCAAATACGAATCTATCTGGATCTTCTGAGGCTACTTCGATCCGCTGGATTGTTACGTTAACTTGCGGCTTCTCTCCCCCAGACCATCCGGAGTCAGGTGCTGCCGGTTTTTGGCTAGTAGGTGTGCCCCATTGCTCAGGGAAAGCGTACTTGAGTGCTTCTCTGCGCGCGTCCACTGTCAGGTGTTCGAACATAGTAAGGGTGGATAGCATTTCCTCTGCCACTTTCTTGTTATCCGCGGCCTCCCCATGTGCGTACAGGTTAGGCATGTAACGCTCCGCGTGGTTCATATCTGCAAGAGAAAGATTCTTGAAGCTCGATCCGCCATTGGATTCAGATGCCTCACTGATTTTCTTCAGTGCCTCGCCCATTTTCTCCGAGTCAAACATTTTGGAGTTGATGCCCTCAAGTTCCGAGGCGTAGCGCTCTTTCATCTCAGGACTCTGCGAAGCCATAGCGCCATATTGGCCCTTGCCAGCAAGAGTTTCTTTGAGAAACTTACTGCGCTCCATCATAGCCGGGAAATCCCCTACGGCTTCGTGGATAGACGTCTTGGCGGAACGCGCTTTCTTATCTTCCTCATTGTGCGTGCTGAGAAAGTGGGCAGCTAGCTCCAGTCCACCAATGAACAGACCTAGAGCGGGAATTAATCCGCCAGCACCTTTGAGAATTCCGACCACAGACCCGAATGCTCCTGTGATTCCACCTCCACTAGTAAACGCGCCGATTAATGTAGTGCCTGCCTCTTTGGCGTTCTTACCGAGAGAACTTAGGCCTTCTGCGAATGTCTTGATAAGACCGGTGCCGATCTGTGCGCCCTTGAAAAGCAGAAACATCTTTCCGATCTGGAAGAGTGTCTCTTTGTTGTCTACTAGCCACGCTCCTGCGTCTTTGACAAACTCAAACGCGCCCTTGATCATGGAAGCGAGCTTTTGGCCTACTTCTGCGATCATCTTAGGATGCTTTTCGATCCAGTTATTCCACTTAGACACTTCGGCTGTCATTGCCTCCATGAGTGGTTTACCTACTTCGCCTAGAGCGATCTGCAAATTGTCTTTCAGAGTCGATGTCTGGCCTTTGAAAGACTCTCCAAACCGATCAGCCGCTCTTTTGAGCGCTGGAGCAGAGAGAATTTCTTCAACTGATTTAGCGCGAGCTTGCGAAGACATCGCGTTGAAAGACTGTGCGTCTTTGCCTGAGCTAGCGATCAGAGACATGGCCATCGGGTTAGTCTTGCGAACTTTACCCCCTAGCATCTCTTCGATAGCCATTGAAGTGGTCTGCGAATCTTTGCCGTAAGCGAGACCTGCGATGATTGCGCCTTGCGTGATCTTCGCGAGCTTGTCAGGTCCGCCACCGGCCATGGCGACAGGTGCAGCGATGGCAGAAGCCATGTGCATAAAGTCTGCAGTAGTAACCGGGGACTTTTTAGCTAACTGTTGAAATGTCTCAAAAAGTTTATCAGCTTCGAATCGGGCTTTTTGGAACGGTAAGTGGAGATTCATCTCCATTACGGTACTCATTCCGATCTTGAGAGATTCCATCTCTGAATTGAAATCTATGAGCGCTTCTTTGCCTAACTCAAACACTTTGTGTAGCGCTAAAGCTTCTACAGCATGTCTAAGCGAAAAAACTGAGCCTTCAGTTTTCTCAGCCTGATGAGCCATGCCTTTAAGACTCGACGTTGCTTGATTAGCATCGAGTTGATATTTTACCTTAACTGAGTAGACAGTCTCGTTACCCATAGAGCCTCGCTAGACTCTGCAACAAAAAATCTACTTTGGCAAAATTACCTCAGGCTTTGCTTCTTATCCATCCTGGGCTGGCCTGTGAACGTGTCATTACCGTTTTGCTCGCGCTGAATATCTTTAAGCGCCTCAAAGAGTGCGTAACGCTCCGCAGTAGAAATAAGTTTATACTCACTCCAGGTGATTGGTAACCACCACGAGAGTCTTGCCCATTCTCCTGCTAATCGCTCTAGAGTCTGATCGTAGTCTGTTCTAGTACTACGAATAGCAGCGTTAGCTACTCTGTCTCCAAAGCGGACGCGAAAAAATCCGCGATCTCTACTTCGTTAGGCGTGCTGAGGCGCTTCCAGGCTGCAACTACAAAGTTGCGTGCCTTGGTAGACCAGTTGTCAAAGGCCAGAAAGGGCTGCTTAACCATCACAACCTGACTGGTGACTACTGCCGGCTCGCCTTCTTTTTGTTCGTTTACAACTACTGAGTACCCAGTGATAGAGAAGCGAATAAGCTCCTCGGTCATGCTGTTACCCGTGCTCTCTGCCTTCTTGGCAGCGTAGGTTTCGTCCGTGCCGTCTGTGGTCCTGATAGTAAAACTCGAAATCTTACGAGCGTCGCCATCCAGGCAGTCAGTGAACTTATCAAGCTTGTACGTTACAGATCTGTTCATAGGGGTCTAACTTTCTAACTAGGGTTTACTGGCGTGTCATCGTCGCGAACGATCCAGAAATCTTCGTCGCTACGAAATCTTTCTTAGCTGCAGATTGGATCGAGTCAAACTTAAACTTTACGTTCTCCAGCACGAGTGTCTCCGTAGGAGCCTGGCCAGCACGGAACTTGATCGTAAGTACGATCTGGACGTCTGGATACGCCGCACGCGCTTGCTCACGCGAGACAAAATCGAGCAACACATCGCGAAGTTTGGAATCAAGCTCTTGCAAGCTCATATCAAAGCCAAAGCCGTGGTGTTGGAAATCGTAATCATCTTCCAGTTCACCTTGAAAGCCTGTCTCTGCGATCTCTTGCTTAGGAGAGATATTCCACTCTAGGACTTTCGCCCACGAGCCCTGTTTAAGATCTCCATCTACGATCACCTGGATTGTAGTTTCTGAGCCACGTACTCTTTGCGACATAAATAATAATCCTTAGTTCGATGTGATAGAGACCGTCTCGCCGATTTCAGTTACCAGCACAATTTCCAGCATGTGAGGGAGCAACTGTACTTGCAACAGAATGCGCTGAATGCCGTTGGCTTGATCCGTAGGACTTGTGAGGATATTCATATCCAGATTGAAGTCTTCTACAACGCGACCTTGCTTCTTAAGACCAGAGAGCCAGCCTTTGAGAGTAGCGGCAATTGCCGTTCTACGTTGCTCAGTGTTCTTTTTCTTCACGTGGAAGCGCAGGGTGTACGCTGCGGACAGCTGGATAAAATCAGCCATACGTCTACGCGTAATCTCAGTCTTGCCAGGAGTCAGGCCTGTAACAACACCAGAGACAAACACCGGACTGCCCAAATCGATTTCGAGCGCCGCGATGCCTGCAGCCTTAAGAGAGATATAGTCCGCTCGCACAAGCGCCGGATAGTAAATTCTCGTGATGCCTGCTAGGAAAGCCTTAGTGTCTTCCTCGCCGGGGTGAATATCCACATCCGTGTTAGCAAGTACAGCAGCCATCCAAGATTCCGGCTTGCACAAAACTTCCGTGCCCAGGACAGGATCGATTGTATATGTGTGGTTGAAGCAATAGATCAGGCGATCGCTCTGATAGGTCGCTACATCTGAAACTGCCGCAGATGCGATCACCGTATGCGAATCCGCTCCGATAAGGAACATGCGATCAGACGATGCTGCTGCGAAGACCTTAGTAGCAGCCTTGATGGTTGCACTGGTGTATTCAGCGCAGTAGATGATCGCTACGCCCTTAAGAGTGGCAAGTACGTCCAGGCCGTAGGTCAGATAGTCCGAGTCTGCTACCGATCCATCTGTACCCGCGACGCTAGTAAACGCTGCTACAGTCGCACCGAGCGGAGTAAATCCAGAGGCGTCTGCTCCGTCTGTGCTAGCAGTGCTGTTGACAGGGCGTGTAGACGCGAGTTTGGTCAAGAGAACAGGTGCGCCAGGATCATTACCTACTACCGAGGCAGTGTTGTCTCCACCGCCTGTAACGATATCGAGATTAGGATACGTCCAGATCTTGCCCGTGATCGTATCTTTGATGTCAAGGTTAAACGCGTTGGATACACCGCTTGTAGCTGCATAGACTCTGAATTGGAGAGAGTTGCCCCAAGTGCCTACCGAGCTTGCGTCGATACGCATGTTGGCCGTTCCGCCGCCACCTGTAGCGGTTTCAGTAGTGAAACTTGCGGCTACAGCTGCAGCAGCTGCTACACGCGAAACATAGAGGCTGGAAAAGCCCTTATTGAGAATGGACTTCCAGACTTTGTTAATGTTCACGCCAGCAAGATATCCGCCGCCAAACACTTCTACAAACCGAGCCTCAGATCCGATAAGGATACCTTGGCCAACTGGGCCCTTAAGAGTTACTCCGTACACGCCAACGGTGTTAAGAGAAGTCTCTGCCACTGTAGCTGGCGGATTAGTCTCCTTGATGTACACGCCTTCAAGTTGGGATACATCAGAGTCGTTTGTAGTAAAATACGGTGCAGGCATTTTAGACCTTTATAGACGAGCGCTATGGTTCCAATTAGTTACGCCTAATTGAAGCGTTCGTTTAGAAGCCTAAACGTGCGGTTGGGCTACCGTTATGGTCACGCTAAGAGATAATTACTCTTGCTGCAAGATTATGTCGCTCTCGTAACCGTTCCATCGTCATTCACATCTACTTGATCTGTAGGATCTACTTGGCTGCGGTCTGTGATTACTGCGTCAAAATCGTTGCTGAATACCAATTGAATATCTAGATTGTGCGCAAGTCTGTTGACCAATACAGGAAGATCCACGTCTACCGTTAGATAGCAATAGCGCTTAGCTTCAAAGGCCATCTCATCGTTCCAGTCTTCGTCTGTTAGGCGGAGCTTAGCCTCTGCTGAGTAAAGAGAGATATAGCCGTTGACAGTAAGAGCAGGTGTGTCTAGAAAGAGCGTGCCTGGTGCCCATGTCTCCTGCATAAATAGATCTGTAATAGCCTGTTCGTATACTTCCCGCTCTGCTGGACTAGTAGTATAAAGTTCCAGGTTAAACTGGCCTGTCCAAGAGCCTACGTCTGTAATTACATTGCCGTCATCTACGTCTGTTTCGTAGACTTCGTCTTCTTGTGCTGGCTCAAACTTGAGACCTTGTGGAATAACTCGCACTGCAAGGCATGGCAAAACTACTTCTGGACCTGCGATTACAGCGCTTGTCAAGCCGCTAAGACCTGCGACGTTAGCTCCGATATAGTCAGCTAGCGCGTTGGCTACGATGCGTTTCATGTTGGTAGTAGCCATAGTTAACTCTTGAAAAAACTGCCTTATACTGTCTTCAATAAAGTTGCAGAGTAATAATTTTTGGATACTCTACATATGTGGCAAAACGATTACTCTGTAAAAAATGTCCTAATTTACGTGATATTAGCTCCGCTTCTGCCCTTTGTAAAGATTGTCAAGTACAAAGAAGAAAACGCGAGACAGAGAAGGCTGCTATTAGGAGACTTAATTGGTCCAGTGAAGAGAGAAGTGTTTATAACGCAAAAACTCTAAGTAGGAATAAAGCTAGATATCATACTGATCCTATATGGAGACGAAAAGTACTGGACTTTGCCATAGAATACCAAAAGGATCCCGCTGTAAAACTTCAGACTAGGTGCCAGAAGTATAATATTAGCATAGAACAATACACTTCCTTATTGACTGCACAGAATAACAGCTGTGCTATTTGTAAAAAAGGAGATCCAGGTACTAGCGGATCGTGGCACATTGACCATGATCATAGATGTTGTCCTGAGAAAAATCGATCTTGCGGGAAATGTGTTAGAGGGCTACTTTGTCATTATTGCAATATAGGTCTGGGACATTTTTTTGAATCTCTTGCTTTTTTAGACTCTGCTGCCAGTTATTTAAGCAGATCTGTCAAAGAAACTGCTTAAAAAACGATTGATCTCCCCGTCCATAAGCTCTGCAAGTTTGTCTAGATTGTTGTAGACAAAGCGCTTGCCCTTCATGCCTACACGCTCAAACTTTCTAGCGATTAGATAAGCAATAGACTCGGCTTGTTGCTCCAGTCTGCTTTTGGCGCTCTTCCGAGCCTTGCCTTTAAGGGGCTTAAGAGTGATCGTGCCTTGTAGAATCTTTCTGTAGACCCAGCCTTCTAGCGCTTTCCTACCTTCTGCTGACATCTTGAATGGCTTTGCGCCCATTTCTATAATGCCTGCGTAAGGCTGATCGTTTACGATCTCTACGCCATCTGAAAGCCTAACTACTTTCCAAGCGTTTCTAAGAATGCCTCGGTCTACGGGGGAGTCTTTGACAAGTAGCGCCTTGCCCCTCTGGCCAGCACTAAACATGGCTCTCTGCACTGCCTTAGGTGCGCCATTGGCATCGGATCGCAGACGCGCCCCTAGCTGGCCTGCCTCTAAGGTAATCGTAGACACTTGGCCAGATTAAAGTAGAGATAATTTACCTGCAAGATCCAGTAGTTGTGAAATAGTTAGATTATTCCATTGCGCTTAGTCAGGTGAGTTGCTAACTTGAAGACATGGCGAAGACGATTCTAGGCACCCGGAACACAAAACTCGGCAAGATGATCGTTATCGAGTGTAACCGTTGCGCTGGTACTGGTAACTGGAATGCTAATCAGGGTTTCCGCGTCTGTTACAAGTGTGGTGGTAGGGGTGAGTATATGGAAGACACCAAAGAATCTGCCTACAATCGTAAGCAGGCTCATATTGATGAGGTTATCAGAATCATCGCCGATAGCGAAACTCGTCTGGCCTCAGCTAAGTTTGGCCGTAGTCAAACTGAAAAGCAGATTGCTATTCGTAAAGCTCAACTGGTTGAACTTCGAGCGGAACTAGCTAAGATGGTTTAACACACAGTAAACCTGTGGAGTGTCAACTTCCAGTATACTTCACCGCGTACGGCCTCTGGAACTGATGTCAAGATCCAGTAGGTAGTGTCTGCGCCCTGTGCATTGCGCTCTACGAGTTTGTAGAAACACTCTTGGCCAGGAGACTTAGGATCTCCTTGGAGCCAGTTCTCTTGGAAAGTTAGAGAGATCTCTGTAATAGTCAGATCGCGATTATCAAATCGTCCGCCGTGCTCAAATGTCTCTTTGCCAGAGAACTTAACAGCAGGTGTCGGAAAGATAATATCTATCTGATCTGTATATCCGCCGTCTCCGATGATTCCGCTGGTATACGTACGAACTACACGATAGACATCGTGTGCAGGCAAGCCAAAACGATCCGCTGCCTTCTGGCGTACGGAATCTACTTTGTTAATCAGCTTGTCTATCAGGTTCGGCATGCTTACCGGACAATAGACACAGGTGTAAGAGTCGCTGCTCCACCTGCTGTTACTTGAATCACCGATACTACTGCACCATTGCCGCCGTCCAGAAGGATTGACTCCCCTGCGGCGAGAACAGTACTACCACTAGCAGCGCTAGCCGTAGGTGCTGCACCTTGAGCAAACAAAATAGCTGCAGTGCATGTAAGCACGTAGAAGCGAGTAGAAATCATGCCACTAAGATTAGCAGCCGATCCGCTAGTTGCTGTATATACTGATCCTGGATTTGCGACAATTGCGAGCATGTTGTTTATCCGTAGTTAACGAGTCCACCCTGCATGCCACCATTGGCGTAAAAGTTCTTCTTGATGTTGACTTGCAAGATTATTGCGATGCCTTCGACCAAGCGCCTGCCTTCAGATTTAAGATGGCCAATGCCTTGATCACTATCTAAGTGAATAGTGCTAACACCTGTAACACCTACGGTGCCCAGTGCGGCCGTAATCATGGTGTCGATGTCAGTAAGACTGACCAGCGTTGCCTGAATAAGCGCTGTTTCATCTGGTAGATTCAATTCTACCGCCGACATCGCGCTCTCCAGCCGTGTTTCCAGCTGCCAAAAGCGCGCACCCCAGCCTAGAAGCTCTCTAATGCGTGCCTTCTCTGTGCTGGTGAATGCCATGAGCTAACCTTACTTCTGGTCGGTCGGTTTTGAAACTTGCTTCTGGGCCATCTGTGAAGCCTCTGCAGCCTTCTTGGCTTGAGCTTCCCTGAGTGCCTTAACACCCGGAGGCTCTTTTTGCATCGGGCCTTGTCTGATGCTTACGATCTTGCTAATTGGAGTAGGCGCTACTGGAATGCTCATCCATGCTGCATGATCCGATTTAAGCGCTGGCTCCAACTGAGGAGCTACACACTCAAGTGCGCTCTTCGTACGCTTCCCTCCGTCACCCCGTCCGGGTGCAGCAATGCTCAAAGGTACGTCAAACTCCTCGCCGGGGCCAACGGGATCCAGTCCTACAGCATCGAGGTTAATCGTATACTGTGTAGGATTCCTGAACTTCATTGTTTCGTTATGTAGTGCCATAGGGTTTCTCTAGTAATAGTGCAGATAGAAATCAAGTACAAATAAAAAATCCTGTGACCCCTCGCCAGGAGACCCCCCGGAGACTGACAAGGAGCCACAGAAAGACTGAATTACGGCTTAGGAATCTGAACTTCAGCTGTAACTACGAGACTCGGACTAGTCGATCCCGAGAGAGTGACGCGCACAGCGTTAACTGGACCTGTGATTGTCTCGCTACCGTTGGCAGTAAGAGACGATCCCGAGGCAACCCAGACGGGTACTGTGGCTAGAGGATCCGCGCACACTTCAGGCTGAGCAGTACCGCTGCCCCACGTGCCTGTGACGGTAAGAACTACCTTGCTGGCATTCTTGGCCGATACGCCCTTGCTGTGTCCGTCTGCGGACAATGTACCGAGGCCGATCGTAAGGTTGCTGGTCGGACCAAACACCGCAGCTACTTCAGTTGCCGTAGCAAGATTGGCTTGGATCTTCGTGACTGCGTCTGCCTTGACAGCAGCTGCTGCAATCGCATCCGTAGCAAAAGCCGCGGATGTCATAGCGCCAGAAGCGAACGTAGTAGAGGCAATTGCACCTGTAGCCAGAGGCACAGTGGCAATATTCATGTCAAGGAGCGTAACCTGGTGACTGACATTCAAAGTGTCAGCAGTGGCTACAGCCACGTGTACACCGAGTTGACCAATTGTGCTAAGGTCCACCGTGGTAAATACAATCTTGTACCAACCCCCGGAGATCTCCGACACAGTGCCTGCAGCGCCTGCAAATGCCGCGCCTGCCTTGCTGATAGACACTACAGGAGTAAGACCTGTGGCGTCTGTACCGTCGGCAGACAGACAGAGATGGAACATCCATGTGGCCTGTGCTGCTGTGGCTTCCGCTTGTGTGAAGACCATCGGCTCGCCAGACGATCCTTTAATAGCTACTGCAGTCATAGAAATAATCCTTGTAGAGAGATTGGAAAGAGAGAAGAAATTAAAGAACCAACATGTAGCCCAGATTATACCTGAGCTACAGAGTAGCCTTTAATTAGGCCAGATCACCAAGTACGCCGTGGACGTTGCAGCGCTCTACAACGATCTGCGGATAGAGAATCATCTGAATGGGGTAGAGATCACCAGTTACAGCGAGCGGATTAAGGCGCGCACGGAACGGACAGGTACCCGACATCAGTTGCTCTTCAGGCATCGCTTGCAGTTGGACCATACCAGTTGCACGATTCGCCTCAGTCGGCATGTCATCAAGCGCGCTGAGCTTAACATAGTTAGTGTTAAGGAACGTCATGTAACCAGCAGGATGGTTAACCGATGCGATCAGTGGGATACCGTCAAACTCAAGCGCGCGGTAACCGCCGTCGAGCACAATCTTCTGACCACGGATGGTCACTTCTTGTGTATAACGACGATTGTCACCAAAGAGCTTACCGTACGCTTCATGCTGACCAGAGTCGCACATGATGAGATCGGGCATCTCGCCGCACGCGTCATAGATCGCCTTACGCATGTCGCGCATGAGATCAAACGTGAGCGCACGAGTAACACCGCCATTAAGCAGTACGTTCGCCTTCCAGTCAGCGTAGGTCGCACGATCAATACCCGCGTACACGCCAGCGTTGCTCAGAGGAGCAGCCGATGTCAGCGTCGCACCGCCGTAGAGGCCAGTCATGCGTGTGCCCGTGCCTGGACCTTGCCAGAAATCACGACCAAGGTTCTTCGCGAGGCGTCTAATCGCGCCAAGGGTCTTATGCACCCACAGGTCTTGAAGCTCCGAGGCTCCACCTGCAGCGCCAGCACTACCACGAGCGGACGACAACGCCTTACCTGTGACAGCGATCGATTCCGAGTAGTCACACCAGTTGAGTGTGGCCGGAACGATGTCATCATCACCATATGTCGAAACTACGGCGCCTTCAGCAAGCGACGAGTCGGTGGACTCCGAGGCGTTCTTAAACTCAACGTCCCAGACGACATTCTTGTGTTGTCCAGCCTTAAACGGAATAAGCTGCAACTCAGGAGCAGTTCTATTCATTTGAGGAATGACTTTGTCTGCCAACAGTGTTGGGAGAGCAGATGTGATCCTACCTAGGTCAACTTGAGGCCATGCCATGTGAATTCTCCAATTAAGTATAGTAATCTAGCAGTTTCGACACCCTCTGAAACGTGGAGTGGATACGTGCAAGACTCCTATATGGAGAATTGTGCGACCTAAAGGTCGTTTGATAAATCTGACCCTACAAGAGATTTTTTAGCTCTGCAACTTAGCACATGATTATTTTATAAGGGGCCTAGTTGGACTGGCTCCTCTTATGCGCATGTACTCTACGGCCTTTTCAACAATCCTAATGTTTTCGCCGAATTGCCCCAATGCAGAGTTACAGTTATGACAGAGCCATCCTCTAAAGATTTCTGTCTCGTGAACATGATCCCAATGGGGCGTGTTCTTTTCTTTCTCCCCCTTTTTGGCATCTGTATGAAACTTACAACCGCATATCTCGCACCCCCTTGGTACAGGAGCAGTATTCCGCTTTGACAAACGTAGATCTAGATATTGCTCTCTTTTACGGATAGACTCACACGCCTTACAATTAGGTCTTCGTCCGTACTTGGCATTTCTGTCTATAGGAAAGAGCGTTGCTAGTTTGTTAATTTTGCAGGTTGTGCAAGTAATCTCTATAGAGTCTTCTACAGTTACTTTTTTTCTTCTCCCCTTTGCAAGAGCGGCTGCGCATTCTTTGCAAGATGGCTGTAATCCGCTTGTCTGTTGATTATTTGTACCAAAAGCTTCAAAAGGTTTAATCCGCTTACACTTAGAGCAGGCCTTCACTCTCCAAACTTCTTTCCACAAAAAGCGATCGATCTGCAAAGAGCACACCATCCCTGGACTTTCCAGGGTCCAAGATTATGCACTGCTGGATGTGAGCACCCTGCCTCTTTGCAGTGTTTCTTATGCTCGCGATCTGAGAATTCTCCGGGTAGTTTTTTAGACATGCAAATACCTTACCCTAAAGCAGTTGTTTAGATCAAGTAATTAAATGGTCTACTTCTCAATTAGTTGGATTCTATCAAAGCAGACATCGCGGTACTCTGTGGTCTCTGTAAGCGTCAGGTATCCCATGTTAATGTCTTTGAAATACACGAGATCTAGCTGAGTGTAGGCATCTGGCGCTGCTTTGTACTCAATCAAAAAACTGGTGTCTGACTGATACTCCAGTTGCCACTCTGTGTAATTTACTACAGGCGTATTGCCTACAAAGTGGATCTTGTAGATGTCTTTAAGCATGTCTTTAGCATGTCCACATTCATTAAAGAGCACTTGCGTGCCTTTAAGAATATAAGACGGTTTCTCCCCTGCTAGTACGGGACTAGCTAATAGTAGCGCAGCAACAATTAAGCTCTTACGCATGACCACTTACCTCCTGTATCAGAGCAAACCCAATAATGCTCTGAGTCTTCGTAGCAGATCTCAGATCCTGTGTTCTTAGGCTCACAGTAGATATCTGGTACCCCTGTTACCTGTGCTGCGCTCAATCCATAGCGCCAGGTGCAAGAAGATAGAAGCAAAAATAGGAAGAGTCTTTTCATGGGGGATCCTAGGGCTGCACTAATTCGATTGTAGCTGTTATGAAATTCCAAGTAGTTGTAGTAGCTCCACTAATGCAAGTTAATTCTACTACGTTGCTCTGAGTAGTGTTCACTGTTACTGCTGCAGTAACTTGCGTGCTAGGTAGAGCAAAGGCAGTAGTAGAGTTAAGATCTACTAGGATTAGTCCCCAGGCTGTTCCGCTTGAGCCTGTAGAGATAACTACTAGTTGTGCGTCTACTACGAATGGGCAGTTAGTTCGCGCTGTGGTGCCCAGTACAACTGTCCAAGAGGCCTCGATGGTCGCGCCTAGAGACCCTGAGTTGATCCGTAAAGTCAATACGGACGTAGATGCTGATGTAGTATTAGTAAGTAGGCCATAGCCCTTAAATCTGATAGTGGTACCTACCGCAAGAGTATTAGCGTTAGCTGTAAACCCTATTACCTGCGTAAGTGTGTTAGCAATTGACTTATTTGTGGCTAGGTGTGCTGTAGACGCTGCGTTAGTGCCATTGGTACCGTTAGTTCCTGCTGTGCCTTGCGCGCCTGTATTACCAGTAGCACCTTGGATGCCCTGAATACCTTGTGATCCGGTGTTGCCCGTCGCTCCTTGAATACCTTGAGACCCAGTATTGCCTGTGACGCCTTGGATACCCTGTGATCCAGTAGCTCCTAGAATATTTGCAATGATTGAGTATGTTCCGCTTGTACGTGTGTATATGTCGCTAGTAGCAGTACGATAGTAGAAATCCCCGTCTACTCCGGTCCCGTTACTCGGTACTCCGCTGCCCGATCTCCATGTGGCCCCGTTGGTTCCGGCTGTACCTGTAGCCCCTTGAATACCTTGAGATCCAGTGTTGCCGGTAGCCCCTTGAATACCCTGTGCTCCAGTAGTTCCCTGAATACCTTGTGCTCCAGTAGCCCCTAGAATATTGGCTACAATCGAGTACGTTCCGCTTGTGCGCGTATAAATGTCACTAGTAGCAGTGCGGTAGTAGAAATCTCCATCTACTCCGGTAGCATTGCTCGGTACTCCACTGCCAGATCTCCACGAAGCGCCATTGGTACCTGCTGTACCTGTGGCTCCCTGGATACCTTGCGGTCCGGTTGAACCTGCAGAGCCAGCAGTACCACTAGACCCGGTAGTTCCCTGAACACCTTGCGGTCCCGTTGGGCCGGTATCCCCTGTATCTCCCTTTGGTCCGGTCGGGCCTTGAATACCTTGCGCGCCAGTAGGACCTGTAAGACCTGTGGCCCCTTGAATGCCTTGTGGTCCTGTATCTCCAGTATCCCCTTTTGGACCTTGAGATCCGGTAGCGCCCTGGATTCCTTGTGATCCTGTTGCGCCTGTGGATCCATTAGTGCCTGTATCGCCTTTAGGTCCAGTCGGACCTGTTGGACCTGTTGGACCTGTTGGACCTGTTGGACCAGTGTTCCCGCTATAGCCGATCTCTCCCTGAATGCCTTGTATACCTTGTGTACAAGTATCCACGTCCCCTCTGATCTGAGAGAGAAGCGTTCCTAAAGGTACAACAGGAAGTGTCATAGCTACTTCCTAACTAGATCAGAGTGAGGATTTGCGCCTACTTGCCTATCTTCTGCATTTTGATGAGGGTGTGCATTGTCTACACTGCCCGGGATCATTCTTTCAACAAACTCAGTAATCTGTTGAATTTCATCAGGGTTTGGAGAACCTTTTTCTTTGCCCGTAGGTGTGTAGTTGTCCATAAAGAATAAGGCCAGGATGCTATTACACATCTGGCCTTACAAGATTTATCTGTACGTGATTTTACTCTAACGCACGAAAGTTAACCGTGAGGTAACCTTCGTGTAATAAACTAAACTAAAAGTTTACTTTATTCCAGGGGGGGAAGCCCTGTGGAGGCTCTTTCAAGATCAATACCTGCCTTCTGTTGCGGACTGAGCTTACCAAATTCACCTTTGGTGATCTTATTAGAATCTTGATTGCGTGATCCGCCTTGGCCTGATCCGCCTGCGTCCACAGCCGGAACAAAAATCTTACCTTCGCCATTTACCCAGGTCTTGAGGCCTGCCTTAGGATCGAAGTTGGTTTCGATACCGTACTTGTCTACGCCCTTGAACTTAACTTTACCGTCTTCGTCGCGAATCATCACGCCATCTTGCTCAAGCGTGAGGAGTGCCGCGCGACGGAGCTTAGGATCCGTTACGCCGTGCTCTTGGAGAGCACTGTCAAAAGAGTTGCGCATCTCCATAGTGCGCTGCTTTTCCGCCTGCTCTGCCTGAGCAAGCTCGGCTTTCTTGCGCGCATCGCGCTCTTCTGCGAGCTCGCGCTCTAGCTTGGTCATCTGCTTTGAAATCTTAGGATCGAGTTTAGTGGTTGTCTTACCCTTAGCAGGTGTCTGCTCTTGCTCATCGTCTTGCTCGTCGTCTTGTTCTTCCTGCTTTGGCTGAGACAACTTAGCAAGGGTCTCTTGAATTGCTGTCATCTGGGCTGTCATGCCCTTCATGGCACGATTAACGCGTGACGTGACGATAGCGTTGATTCGGCGATTAGCTTCTGCCGAGTCATCCTCGGTAGTGTCGTCGTCTTCAGTTGTGTCGTCGTCCTGATCTTCAGGATCTTTGGGGTCCGGTTTCTTGGGGGTCTTGGTCTTTTGAGCCATGGTATCTCTTGGTAGCGTGCAAATATTTCAGTATCAAGAATTATTAGAAGTTAGATCGTATGTTGAATCTGCAAACCAGTCGCATAGATCTTCTATCTGTGCGCCTGTTAGCTTATGCAAATGAGGACTGCGTACACACCACGTCGAGTAGTAAATATGTGCCATCTCGTGATAGAGAGTTTCACGTAGTATATGAATAGTCTGGTTAGGATCCAAATAAATCCTGCGTTGCTGGAACATGACTATTCCACGCAGCATTTGTTTTTCTGTACTATAGATCTTGGAGTGATATGTAATGGCGTAATCCATACCAAGCACTTTTACTTTGCTAGGCATGCCGTTAGGGGTTGTGTATTCTCTGCCTCCGCGAGTTAGTACGTTCAAAGGCATATTGTTTAAAGGCTCTTTGAGTTGAGTGAATTTAGGCTTTTTGGCCTTAGGTTCTTTAGTAGGTTTCTTAGGCATATTAATCCTTGACCCAGACCGAGGCCGGCATCGTTTTACCACGTTTGGAGTCTACCAAATAGAAAGCCTGCTTAGGATCTTCGTAGTTAGCGCCGATTTCTAACGCGAACGTGTTATAGCCGATAAGTGATCCGTTAATTACCAAATCGTTCAGGTCGGAGTACTGATGGAAGTGGCCCATATTGGTCCAGTCTGCGTGTCTTACTGTATTCCACCTGTAAAGCGCTTTTCTGATCGGGATGAATACTCCTCCTACTCCCCCTCCGTACTTAGCTGCATCGCCGTGAGTGAATCTAACTGACCAATTGTAGATCTGTGCATAGCTGTGTACGCCGTGGGGAAGCTGAAACTCCACTCTCGGGTTATCAGCAAACTCTCTGGCTAGGAACTGATAGAGCAGCCATTCAATAGAGTTAGCTTCTCTAGTGGCTGGCCTGACTTTGTAAGTTAGTCTACCGTGATTACCTGAGTTACAGACAACTCTTAGCTTTTCTGTCTTAGTGTGCTTAAGGATATATCTAATGCCGTCGCTAAGCCAAGTCTGCAGTTTTGCGATGGCTTGGACTGGAGAACAGCCGTTGTCTTCCAGGTTCTCTTCTCTGAGATACCCTGTGATGAGATCTCCCCCGAGCCAGAGAATGCCGTCTCTGAGCTTGAACCTGTCTGAATGGTAGTTAACCAGCCAAGCGACACCTGAGAAGTAGCGTTCTACGCGATGTCTTGCGATAGCCAGATTATAGCTATTGACACCGTTTACTTTTTCTGATTCTACCGTTTCTTCAATGTGGAAATCGGACGCGAGCGCTACCCATGTGGCTTCTCTAGCGCCTGACTTGATCTCTCTAGGCTTGATCGGGGTTACTTGCTCTTTTGCTCTCTTAACTTTTACAGCTGTGTCAAGTTCATATTGACAGGTCTCAAGAGCTTTAAGAGCGTCTAAAAGCCTTGACTTTAGGGCTTGATTCTCCTGCTTAAGCTTGCGTTCTAAAATGTCTCTAGCAATTCCAGATACTTCAGGTTTGGAGTTAGACATGTGGATCAACCCTGAGTCACTGTGGATAAGTATTCAAGTTGCGCTAATCATAAGTGATCTTATGTGGCATCCCTGTGCCCTTAGGTGCTGGAGTTTCTCCGCCTGCTTTGCCATCTAGTGCTCCTCTTACGCCTCTATCTGTACGCCCTGCGTCATGCCTATGCTCTGCCTCGGTCCATTCTTTACGCCAAATAACTTGGGCGCATCTGCAATTTGAATGCGCTGGGGGTTGCTCTATGCCGTCTTTAAAAGGCTCATCTAGCTTACGAACTAGATCATCATACGATGCGCAGAGTACACACGTACGTCCATCAATAGCTGCGTCCCAACGTTTCATGTAGCCAGGATCTTCTTTGTTAAGCTCCTCCATGCCGTCGAGAGCAAAACTGTTATAAGCGCTGACGACTTCTGTTCTAACTAAGCGCTCTGCATAGTATCTGTACTTATGAAATAATCCCTCTGCAATATATTCAGCCTTGGCATTAACTCCCATGCCGGTAACGTTTACCCAGCCTTTAGGACCTCCCATCTTGGCTAGGCGCGTGGTTAATTGGTCGATTGTTTCGCCACGGACTACACCAATCGCTAATTGCTTTTGGATATCTTTACCTACCTGGCCAGCGTAGCGCGCTGCAGAAGTATCAAAGCGCTTCCAGACGGCTTTCTGTCCTACTGCTAGAACTTCTGCCGCTTCAAGGGCTATGTGTCTTACTGAGCCTTCGAACATGTGTGAAAACTGTTCTACTTCTTGGTGTAGATGCTTTGTAGCAAGTCCGGCAGCTTTATGGCCCTGTGCTTTCATATGATCTGAAATGTCATCTCCGAGATCGCCTCTAATAGTATTAAGAGCAGAGCGAATCTGGATTAACGCATTGCGATACATCTGGGGCGTGAATTTTTCATCCCCCTTAGCTAGCGCATGCCACTTAGCCAGGTCTTTAGTTAACTCTTTCTCCGCAGCGTCTAGAACAGGTCCTAACGCATGCGTGCTTGTGACAGAGAGCTTTCCTACTTCGCCGTTTATATGCTCTAAGATAGCTTTGAGATTATCTGCCACTACTTAGCTCCGGGCTTGCCTGCCTTTGACTTTTTCATCTTTTTCATATCCGCCAATTCTTTCTTTTGGCTCTTGGTCTCTAGGGGTCCAGTAGACTTAAAAGCTCCTGTAGGGTCTTCTGCTGTGGCGTTAGCAGTAGCCTGCTTAGCTCCATGCTGAGCCATCGCAGTATCTTGCTCGGCCTGGAAAGAGTCTTGTGTTGTCGTCTGCTCTAGCTCTTCTGCGATCGTTACCAGGTCCTCTTCAGATACATCCGAACCTAGTGCCAGTTTGGCGATCTTGAGCTTGAACTTCTTTTGGAAAGTAGCAGACGGAATGTCAACAGCACTGATACCTACAGCGTCTACTACAAGTTGTGACAGTGTCACATCGTCAAAATTATCCATGCCGTGTGCACAGAATGCCAGGTTGTCTTTACGGCCTGTTGAGATCAGTCCCAAAAGCTCTTCCAGGTGCTCACGTAGCAGCATACCAAGCGCTCTAAGGATGACAGACGCTGCAGCCTGGTCGATAGCCTTACTGTCTGCCGAACGCTGTAGCGCTGCCCCTGAGTTATCTACGGACATCGCCATGTGATGCAAAACTCTGTGCATTTCATCTCGAATGCCTGCCAGATCATCCATAGCGATCTTATAAGGGGCAGTGTCAGGAGAGAAATACTCTAGCCGATCGTTTTCAGCTAGAACACGCATGTAGCCTTGACCATGTGTCTGGCTAGCTCTACCCATGTCTTCGCTTACATCGTTGCCGATCTCTGGCTTCTGGACGTAGAGCACTGGAACTGGATAAAGCGCTTTGAGTTGACCCCAAGAAAGAGCGTTACGCTGATTCATATGCGCGCGTGCCATCGCTTCTAGCTTACCCATGGCCCAAAGACCTTCTGGGAGCACGAGTCTGCGCACTGGTACTTTTTGGAAAGTGTGCTTACCTTGATCTACTAGGGCCGCTTCGTCGTTATCTGTAGGACCCGTAGCTTTCTTAGTAATATCGTACTTATACTCGTAGATCGCCCATGCGTCTTTAGTATAATATCTCCAACGCAACGTGACTATGCTCCGATCGCCTGCGATGCTGTCTCGCTTTGCGATCTTATCTTGAATAAGTGCCCACTCTAGCTCGCCATCTTCTCCCATCTCCCAATCTACGACGCACTCTGGATCAATGGGACAGATGTAGGCGTCTAGTCCTCCTGCGTCTACTTGGCTCTTGAGATTTGCGTAGCCACGCTCTGGGGCCTTAGGCATGTCCACGAGCGCCCATGCGTATCTACATTGTAGCGCGGTAAACATCTGGTTACGTGCGAACTGCGCTAGGCTGAGCTTGGCTCCTCCAGCCTTACTGCAGTTCTTAACCAGGTCAGAGTAATACGGCGGTAGATGCTTCTCTTGCTCTGTATCGAGTTGACTGCGCTCCCCTGATCCGCCGTCGCCTGGATCGTCTGTAGTATTCTCCAGGTCGAATGTAATTGGCTTACCCATCAGTTCAGAGACGATCTTGTCTACGATCGAGCCTGGATAGGGAATATAGAAAGCTCTCGCGCAACGTTCTTTATAAACTGACTGCTCTTCCGAGCCATGCATCGGCATGACGTGCTTAAGAACTTCAGGATCTTCTAGGAGCGTCGGGCCTCCAGAATAAAGCGCTCTGCAGCGTGCCCAAAAGTCTGCCTTGTATTCATCATTGCGGACTTTAAGGGTTTTATACTTAATGGCCGAGGGGAAGGCACTCGGAGTTGTAGGCGCTGCTTTAGCCATAGCTTAAAGGGTTAGGCTAAGATAAATTATCTTGCAAGATTGAATAGTGCTTGACAAGTTTGGACGAGCCTATATAGTACTTATATGAAGAAAGCACTTTTCGGTCTGGTTCTACTGACTGTCCTATTCTTTGTTTGCCGCTGGATGCTACAGGATGCGTCTCATGCACTACAAGATCACGCGGCCGATTGCGCTAAGCATGGAGGTTCTGACTGCTAGTTCCCGCGAGTATTCTTAATAGCTAATCTAATGGCATCGCACTTATTTGTGATACGTGGCATTACAGTACATGTAAGCCATTCTTGGAACTTAGGTGTGATGTAAGTTTCTACGGACACTTGAATATAGACGCTATCCAGAGATTGGCCTATGGCACTGTAGAAGATAGGCATTTCTCCTGTTTCTCTAAACTCTGATTCTCTTGCGCCTTCAATAAAGCTCATATGCCGCATAGTCTATACTCCAGATGACTCGGATGGATTTGTCTTCATTCCAGTAAATAGGCGGAAAAAACTCGTCGTATATGTATTCAGGTATTCTGCCCGATACATGCGGGCCTTCGTGTAAAAAACCACGTGTACATATTCGCTTAGCGTCCAAATACAAGATCTCACTACCACAGTACTTCTGCTCTTCTGTCATGCTGATTATCCACCAATTAACTCCTGGCTCTGTGGGCTCCAGGTAAGTTAGGTCTAGCACTTGATAACCAGTACACATGTCTCAAGACTTCTTACATATAAGTGCAGGCTAGTATGATCTACGATTACTTCTGCTAAGAATCTATTTCTTAGCAGCCACGTTCGTAGCTCCTGCCTCCACACGGGTTTAACTTGATGTTTATTCTGATTAAACCAGGCATTAGCCCATTCTTGAATAAGAGGCAATACGTGGGTCTTAGCCTCTGCTCCAGTAAATGGAATTAAATCTAGCATTACAACTACTTAGAAGACTTTGCCGCAGTCTATGCAGTGGTTAGCAGGTGCGATCCAGTTAGAATATGGTCCAATGTTAAAGCTATTACACGCAGGGCATTGTAGCCTGATTATCTTCTCTGTGATCTGGCCTTCTAACGGCTCAGTGATCTTTCTATCGCAATTGCCCGGACAATACATAGTTGTAGCTAAAGGCTTAAGTTGCCTGCCACAGTGTGTGCAATAGTGGATTGGATAATCGGCAAACATAGATCACCCGAATGGAAGTCCTGACTTGATAGGTACTACTGGTTTTGTGACAATCGTCGGAATAAGCATCTGGGCTGAGTTGAAACAGTGAGCCATTGCGTCTACCATATCGTCGTGAACGTCTTTAACGCCTGTGAACTTCTCTACTTCCGATAGAAAATCTGATACGTCCCAATCTGCTTTTTCAGGTAGTCTTACTCTGCCATCGTTCCATGCCGCTGCTACTGGTAGAGCACGCGTGAACTTGTCACCTAGGACTGATGCCTCAATGATCCTAAGCTTAGGATCTAGGTTA